TTCCAGAACCTCGATCACATGTCATATAGAGAGGCCCAATAACGGACTTCGACATGTAATCCAGGATCAAGTTGTACTCGCCCGCAGGCTCTCCCCTGATATGCGGGGGAGAGTCGATCAGGCTTCCATCCATCCAAAGACTGTTATCCGAGCCGCCAATAACAGCCGCTGAAACATAGTGATTGTTCTGATTCCAGTACCCACTAAAGGTGCAAGCCGTAAGCAGCAGTTTACGTCCAGGGTATCCAAGGTTGCTGGCAAAGTTGGTGAATGACAAATTGTGAAGAGTCATGGTCCAGGCGACTCCACCATTCACTGAACCTATCCCAATCGTTCCGCTATTGCCCTCAAAGGTAAGGTTACCGATATAGCACCCGAAAGTGTTACCGGACTGGAACCTCAACCAAGGCTGCGGGTTGGCTGCTGTGCCACCTTCAACGTTCAATCGAACTAGGCATGGGTACGGGTTGCCGCTACGTTGCTGTTCAACGGCCCTCCAGGTGGGTCCAGTGAGTCCAAACCCAGTGTAGGCGTCGATAGGCTTCGTGAACCTCCAGGCTCTCGCTGAGAGGATCAGGAGGGGCTTCAAGCTGGTGGCCTTAGCAGCGTTCATGGCAGCCGCCAGCTTCTGGTCGTCGTTACCGGGGTACGAGTCGACGTGGATAAACCCTGTGAAGGCAGAAGCTGCGGGGGGCGGGTTCCCGCCAACCGGACCACCCAAAGCAGCTAACTCAGCTTCCACTCCAGAAAGTCTTTCATCAAATCCTGAAGCCAAAGAAGCGGCCTGTGAAGCTTGACTCAACGCGTTTCCCGCGACGATCCCAGCTTCGTCAACTGACGCTTTGACTTGATCAACTTTACTGTCTACGGCTGCTAGTTCGTCGGTAGAGGGTACGGAGTAAGGCATGTGAATTCCTGAGTTTTAGGTGGACAACTAGTATTTTACTAGTTTCACTCTTCGTGGTTGGCTTACCTCTTGGTTTATAGGTGAACGCGAAAGTCCCCCAGGCGAATGCCTGGGGGACTTTAGCAGTCAGAACGACTTAGTAACTATCAGGCAGGAGCAGAGTCGAAGTTGACTTCCACAAAGCTCTCTGGCCTCTTCACTGCCAGAGCCAGCCTTTCCTCAGCCAGCACGACAACTGCGTTACGGACGAAGAAGTCGGAGTGGCTTTCGCTGATCCGAATGTTGGCCTCTTCACGGTCGTACACCGTTGCACCGAGTCCGAATGCTCCGAGGAGAGCCGTGCCCTCTTCGATGGCCGGGGTGTCAACGATTGGCATACGCCAAACCTTGGGCTCGCCACCGAGAGCGATGGAAACAGCAAGGAGGTAGTCTCCCTGGCTGTTCTTCGTCAACTCGATATCCTCCCAGTCGTTGGGGTGAAGAACGACACCCGTTGGCTGGTAGTAAGCGAGGAAGGCAAGGGTTGCTGCACGACGGAGTGCGTCAGCCTTGGTGTCCTTCACTGGGGTGTTAGCACCGCTGGACCAGTTGTAGGACTGGATGCCAGGGGTGTTGAGGATACCCTGAAGGTCCTCTCCCGTTCCGGAACCGGCCAGGATCTGAGCGTCCTCAGCGAGGCGCAGACCGTAGAGAAGCTCGTTGTCGATGATTCCACGGAGGGAAGGCTCGTCAGCGAGAACGTTACGGTGGGCTGCTTCCCAGTGGGCGATGGTGCGAACCGGAGCCTGCTGTGCCGAGAAGGACAGAGCGGACTGCGGCTTGAGGCCGAAGGCCGTGTTGCCATCGTTGCGCTGAGGGACGGTGCTGGCAGCGTTGGTGAACCCTGCGACACGGAAGTACTCAATCACGCCTGCCGTGGTGCTCTGGACCGGGAAAAGGTCACGAACACGGGTTGGGCGACGATTGCGGTCAACCATGCCGTCACGCTGAACAGCGCCAGATGGGTAGTCACCGGGGCTAGCGAAGTCGCCAGCGTAGATGTCCTTCTGGCCCCGCCACATGTCACCGATGTTCGCACGCTTGATGTCGAACGAGGTGCGCATGTTGTAGCCATTGCGGCCACCGTCAAGTTCCTTGAACTCGGGGGAGTCGAGGAACCGCTCACCGAGGGAGCGTCCGTCTGCCTTGGCTCCGGAGAACCCAGCGGACTCGGAAGCTGGGGCGTCGAGGTACTTCTCGGCCTCTCCCTGCTCCGTAAGGTCAGCCAGAAGGCTCCGGATCTCACGGATGTCCTTCATGTTGGCGTCGAAAGCGGCCTTCTGCTCAAGTGAAACCTGAACAGTGCCCTTCTCGTCCACCTCGAAGGAGTCACCGATCTCCTTGTTGGAAGCGACCTTCTCAGAGAGAGCCGTGTTTAGCTCCTTGATGCGGTCGGCAGTCTGAATATCAGCCATTGTAAATGATCCTCCTGATCATGATAGTTATGGTCTTACGCTACTTCGCTTCAAGCGTAGGTGGTAAGCACCACAGACTGCCCTCGAACTGAAGTAATACTTACTTTAGCATAGTCGTTGAAAGAAGCCGAATATTGTAAGACGTGCGGTGACCGTGAGGGGTGACGAGGCCCCCACCTAAAGGGGCAAATACTTCCTACTCCATAAACAGTTGAAGCCCACCCCTTGTGGGTGAGCTTCAACTGTCAGGATTGAGATGTTGGGGTTTGTCCTGAGGAATCAGTCCAGAAGCGCTTCGAATTCAGCCAGCTCCTGGAGGAACTTGGCGTCATCAATCTCGATCTGTACCTCGGTCTCGGCCTTCTCTTCCGCTTCAGCCTCGTCTTCGGTCTTCTCTTCGGTCTCACTTTCAACCTCAACCTCAACCTCAGTCTCAGTCTCGACCTTCTCCTCGACTTCCGCTTCGGCCTCAGTCTCGACCTCTGCCTCAGCCTCGTCTTCGGTCTTTTCCTCAACCTCAGTTTCGGTCTCGACCTCGACCTCTACCTCAGCCTCAGTCTTTTCCTCAACCTCGGTTTCAGCCTCGACGTCTGCCTCGATCGACTTCTCCTCAACCTCGGCCTCGATGGACTTCTCGTCAATCTCGCTCACCGTAGTAGTGACAACTGTGTCAACCTCAACTTCCGTGATATCACCGATCTCGACGTCGGAACCGTTAATCGTGTACTCAACACGGTAGTACTTGCACCCACTGTCGGAAGAAACTTCGAAAACGACATTGTCACTGAAGGTGCCAAGGGCGTAAATGTAGCACCAGGAGTCCTCTTGGACCTCCGCAAGCTCCTTTAACGTGTCGGAGACCTCATCCTTGACCAAATTGGCGATGATGCGGGCGGACTCCTCAATGGAACCCTGGATGTACTTGACTTCAACCTTTTCAGAGGTGTCGACATCTTCTGTTTCCACCACTTCATCCACCTTCTCTTCGGTCTCGTCGGATGAAGCCGAATCAAGCCAGCCCTGAACGATCAGAAGAGCCTTCTCCAGGTGAGAGCGATCCTCGTCACCGAGAGCCTTGACGGAGGCTTCGTCCACTTCGTCAACCTCCGTTGCCTCAGCCTCCTCCGTGACTTCTTCTGTTGTCTCGTCTGCCTTCTCTTCGACGTCCTCGGTGGCCTCGTCGGCACTGTTGAGTTCGTCAGCGTAAGCCTGGGCCTTCTCCTCGTCGGTGAAGGCCTCCCTGATCATCGACGTAGCCGTGTCGACCACAGCGAATGTGTCCCCAACGGCCACGACTGAAAAAGCGGCCTGACTATCTGTATCTGAAGCCATTTCGGCCTTCTCCTCTGTGTCGTCGTCGTCCCCCGATGGGATCGACTCTTGCTTGAGTACTACATCCATGGCTGCCTGGACAGCCTTGGTTTCCATGTCTCCCAGCCCCTCAATCTGATACTTGACGTTGCCGCTGGCATCCTTGAGGGCCTTCACTGAGACGGTAGAAGTGAGGGAGTTTGCCCCGAACAGAACGGGGGAGTATTCGAACAGCTCAATCTGCTTGAGCTTCATGGCCTTGAGCTTCTTGTCGTACTCTGCGTCGTGTACAACGTATCCGATGCTCCACTGACCTTCGTCAGCAAAAAACTTGACGGTCTCGTAAGCGTCCTTGCCTAGCTGAGTGTTCAGGTTGAACTGCGTCTTGACGTAAAGACCCCCGATGCCAGCGAGCTGCATCTGTAGTGGGAGGCGCTTGTCTCCCGCTGGAACTTCGTAGATCTCAAGGGTCTTACTGATGGGCTTCTCCCAGTCGTGAGACCAGACGCCCTTTGGCTTGCGAATCTTGAGGAACTGATCGAAGGCTCCTGGCTGGATGATGTCA